TCAGGCCTGTTGGTGTTGCCGCGATAGACCACCACCGGTGTTGATGGCCTAGTTAGAATGGTGAAGGATTGGCCTCCGGTGTAAGCCCTGTAGGCAGAAGCAAAGTAATCTAGGTACCTATTGAAAGAAGGTGAGATCACAGCAGTGGTTGTGCCTATTGGGCGCCAATCCTCAGGTGGCATGGTGATAGCCACATTGGAGCGCACAGTGTGCTGGGTAGCATGTGTCAGTGTTTGAATCTGGACAAGTTGCTTGATTGAATTGATCTGCTCCCCCATAGTAGAGCTAGCATCACCTGACACATAGTGCAAGGTGATGGGAGTCCTTAGGGGCTCAGGTGGCGCGGGTGAATCCACCTCATCAATGTCACCCGACACATCAGCAGCAACTAGAGACGGGGGGTAAGGCTGCCACCGAGGAGCGATGGGCAATGCAACCTCCATGTCCAGGACACGCACCAGCACATTGATTGTGATGGACTGTGCACACGTGGCTGGTGCCACTAATGGTTCCTCAACCTGAATGTACATCACAGAGTGAGCCATGTCAACTGGGTTCTTCCAGGGGACCTGGTAATCCCAAGGAACCTCAAACTCAAAGTCATTCTGACCTTTAATGTCCACAACATAGCTGACAGCACTGTAGTTAGTACCGTTCAACGTAGTGCCGACAAGGCAGGTGTTAACTGCGCCGGTGTTGCCAGCAATGACTTCGTTTGGAACCACAGTGACCCTAATACGTCCAGCGTGAAAAGCCGTCTTCCCAAACTGCAACCTGTACTGCACTCTTCCACGCCAATACTGAAACACGTTAGCAACAAAAGCTGCCGGCGCTGGATGGGCGGTAACGATAGGAGTGCCGGCAGCCTGAACCTGGAGACTGCGAACAGCTTTTTTCTTATTAACAGCCCCGGCATTGAAAAACATGGCCCCTGGAGTGTTGACGGCGTGAAAGAGTAGCGCGCCCTGACCGTCCGCCGGAGAAAAGGTGGTGATGCCAGTCAGCCCCCAGCTAGCACCGAGGTACTGAATCGCCATTTCATCCATGTCACACCCAAATGTCACACCAGGCTTCTCATTCTTAGCGGAGGCAGAGAGAGTATAGCCATAGTCTGGTGTGTCCATGTGGCCAAAAGGAGTGGCGCTAGTGGCAACCACACGCCTCGGAGGCTTTGTGGCCAAAGGACGAGAGAAGCCCCAAGAAGCAGCAGTGTTGCCCACTTTCTCAATGACCCACTCGGCTGGTTGAAAGGCACTCCTGAGTTTCGGAAACTTAGCACCCACCATGGCCGTCCAGCCCAGAAGCTTCTTGCTGATAGTGGAAATGCGAACCTCCGGGTGCTCCTTGCACGCCTCATGGTAAGCGGCAATGCCAGCAGCAGCTTCAAGTAGGCCAGACACCGGGTCTGCAACAATGGCGGGAGTGCCAGTTGTGCCATAGAACTCCACATCCTCAAGCCAAAACCACACGGTGTACCTAGGTGCCGTACCGCTCCCTGATGACCATGGGATTATTGGAACCAAACCAATCCTGCCTAAGGGCATGTTGTCAGCTTGCCCATTGTAGGAATTCAGAACCAGGAAATCTTTGGGATAAACCCAAGGGATGGAAAATACAGCCTCAGTCTGGGTATTAAGGTCAAGCTCCACGCCTGGTAGCTGAATGGCGTTAGAGAGTCGGAATGCTGAGTAGGTACTTGTATCCCCAGCGAAGGTGAGTGGCTGGAAGCACAACTTAAGCCTACCCTGATCAAATGGCGTTGCAACAACTTGCACCTTAAACACCATTTTCGCCCTAATACCATACACACCGCTCAAGCGCGAAGCTGCCTGCGCTGAAAAGAAGCCACGATTTAAATCAGCTGTATACATTGTAGCAGTGTTATTAGCCAAAACCCCAGTGGTGATTTTGTAAGGGCGAGCTAGGATTGACTTAATGTCATTGTCAACTATGCTGGACTCAGTGAAGCGTGTGGTGTCTGGGCGAGCACTCTTTTGCACGCAAGCCTCGTCAACAAAAGTGACAATCTCCTGCACGTTGGCTGCGGGAACGGGGTTCAGGACAGGGATCTCGCATTTCTCATCTAGAGTAACAGCCAATGCGGAGGCCGTCGAAGAAGTAGTTGTGGCCAGTCAGTGATAAACCACACCCCTGACTGAGGGGGTGGGCATGGCACCCTAAAAGCCCTAAATAGGGTCAGCCAGGTCGGAATCCAGAGAAGGTGCTCCTGGAATTTTCTCGGAACCGAACTGCACTCGGCCCACATCCGAGCCGGCCTCAAAATCAAAGAGGTCTTCGCGCTGCATTGTCTTCTCGAAGTGGGTCCACCAGCTCCTGTAGGACCGGGAATCTGGAATCGGCATAGAATAGGCGCTGGAATAAGCCTGGCGGGTCTGCTCAGCAAAAGAACTGAATTTCTCCTCACCATGCAAAGCTGCCTCCTCAAATGCATTAACCAGAGAGGTGGATACGGCCCAAGGCTCTGGGTCTGGATTGCGCTCCTTGATCCAGTTACCCATCTCAACGATCGTCTCCCAAGCCAGAGCTGGAACCCATTCACCATGGTTCTCGCTCGGCTCATGTCGGAAGCCTCTCTTCAAAAAGGTGACCTCAGTGATATCCCGGAAAGGGGGAGTTGCGTCTGAGTCACCCTTGTTCTCGTCTGTGTACTTCTGTCCCCACTTACTCATCAACCCAGGTAGCGTGCACTGGTCAAAGCCCACCACATCTGGCCCAACCCCGATCAAGTTGTCATCACCGTACACCAAGGGGCGCATGTTGGCCCAGAAGTCGGAGATTGGGTTACCCGCTTCTGTGTAGGACAAAACAATGTAAGTCAAGTTAATGACCGAGTTGATCAGGGTTGTCAGGGGGTGCCCTGAGGGCAAAGACTTAGTCCAGGTGTAGAGGTGGTCACCATCAAAGTGCAACGTGTGCACAACACTGCATCGCCAAAGCCGCCTAATGAAAGCAGCACGCTCCCCAAACAGCAAAGACAACTGATTACCGATCTCCTGCAGAATCTGGGGCATCTGAGCCTTGTCAAACCCAGAATAATCCCCAGCTATGATCCTACCACGCCACTTGAGGTTGTTAGTGACATAGTTGACCACAGTGTCCCACTCATTAAAGCAGCAGGTGTACTGGGCCAGACCATTGTGGATGTGGTTCTCACGCAGGTGCATCATAATAGGAGCAAAATGCCTACGGAAGATCAAAGACAGTGCAATCTGGCTGGACGAAATGAACCGGGTATCACCACTAAGAACCTTTGCCTTCTTGCGCTTCTCATCTTTGGGGAAGTCTCGGAAGATGAAACGCCAATCAGCCCCAGCCATCAGAGTGTCCTCTATGTCCTGTGCCTCCGCCAGCATAGCCCTGGCTTGCTCAGTGTCAAAGGTGAAGTCATCATAACCAAAGGCCTGGCGCTTATCTCGCACCTGCTGGAAGACCCAGGGAACCCCTGGGCTTGTGGACCTGTCAATAGAAGGCAGCTTGCCAGGAATGCCTCGGATAGCATCCTGGAATGAAATTGGAGACATGTCCACTCGGCTTGAGGCCAAACCGGCCAATAGGGGCTTGATAGCCACAGACACCGCGTCACTCACCTTGGTTGGGTCGATGCCCAAAGCTGGGCCACCATAAGTGAGCAGGGCCTTGTCCTTGGGATCAATGACCTCACCCTCGCGTGAAACAAACTTGTGGAGGCGAGCTGGAGCCACGAGGGTGCCCCGAAGTCTACCTAGGTCAGTCTTCAATAACTCAGACTTACCACGGCCTGACAACTTGTAGCTATCTGGGGTGGCATACTCAACAAGGAAGCCCCTGGAATCTACTCCATTGTACTCCAGCTCACTAAATTCACCAGAGACACTAGCTGCGCTGACTTCTGGG